GTTATCGGCAGTAGCGACGCGTGATGGTGAATGCAGAACTCGCTCTGCAATAAAGCCCACGTCCGGCGGGATAATAACTTTTACAGGTTTAACTGCAATGTTAAGACCCTTTTCATCGGTGTACTTAGAGATTGCGATACATGCATTTTCCAACGCAGTTTCATTGAGATCCGTAGCAGTCGCCACCTGGTTAACGATAGAAGTACCGGATGCCAGAACGTGAGTACCACATAGATCAATGCCGTCACCACCTAACCGTGTGCCATCAAATGCGGCGTTTAACACGGCGGCACCTTTCACGTTCTTGGTGTGCATCATAGAACGGGCAAGTGCTTTGGTATAGCGAGCGGAAAGTTTCTCATAAAGATTATCTTCGATAGCTTCTTCAGTGAGGGCGAATGCTAGTGCAATGGTTTCCATATCGTACCGCGCAGTCCAGACTTCAGATGCGGTGTCATAAGCTACACCACCACCTTCATCTTTTACTGACGCTGCACCGAAACCAGTTAGCATGGTCTCTTCTTCGAACGCACGATCGGAACCTTCACTATCGAAGATTTCAGTCGTTTGATCGGGGTACTTTGCATACTCTAAACCGAACAGGGCGTTCAATCCAGGCTCTAGCTCTTTTACAAGTTGTGCTCTGTTAATAGCCATTAGATTGCTGCTCCTGCTGCATTCAAGCGAATATGTTCATGGAAAACTACTTCGACTTCCGCATTGGCACCCCAGGCATTACCTGGTTTATTAACTAAACCTATCTGACGGAATTGATCTTCCGAGCTTGCAGCTTGGTTAAGTTCCATTGCGGATCGACCGGTGTTGGTACTACCAGCTGTAGCGGTTAAATCCAATAATGCACCGTTGTCAGCAAACGCACCTGTACCAGTTGTTTGAACAGCGAATGTAATATTGGGGTCAGCATACACATAACCTACTGCATCGGCGTCACCGAGAGTGGCTTGTGCGGCGGGCCAGTATTTTGAATACTTGACTTCACCAGCTGCGTTAGTGAATTTACAGCCAGCAAAAATACCGCATGCCGCTGTACCAGATGTTGCGGTACCTACTTTGATGTGCCCTGCGGCTACCATCATTACAACATCACCTGAAAAAATTGCAGCTGCAGTCTCTTTCGCAATCGGCATTTCTTCCATTCGGATGGTTCCGCCCGTCATATGACGAAGAGGAGTGAAACCATTGGGTGAGTCTACATTAGCCATAGCTAATATCTCCTAAAATAAAACAAACAGAATCGAGAGGATTATTCCGTCTCGGGTTTATTATCAGGATTTCCGAATTTAGTTACTGTCTTTCGAGTGGGGGCCTGAATGGGCATAGCAGGGTTTGAATTACTTTCCAACTGAGCATCGATCGAGGCCATTGCACCTTGGCTTTTCTCCGTGTAATAATCTCGTCGTTCTTGCGCAGTTTCTTCTGGTATTTTACACAGAATCAAACCGCCTACACCAACTACACCTGCATGTTTTCCTTCATCAATAGTGGGTAACTCGTACCCCTGGTCTTCAATCTCTTCTGATTTAACGGGGACGTAACCTTCACGAAACCGTTTACCTACATTGAGTTTGTCTTCACGCCCACCTGCTTCAATCCTGATCCAGCGATAATGTATGCCGGGAGGTGCGGGAGGTGTGTCCAGTAATGATGGAGGTGTCCATGGTTTTCTGCGTGTTTCTTTTTCACGAGTACTAGCAGAACGGGGCGCTCTGTTTGTTTTACTTTTTGACATTGAGTTGATCCTCAAGTGCAGAGCTATGCTCTGAGTTAATAATATTATACGTGTTTAGCATATTCTTCAAGTATTATCTTTTTACATATTTAGCGTACTCTTCAAGAGGTACGCCTAGTTTCTTAGAAATTGCTACTTCTGACGGACTTAAACGTACATTGCGCTTAGTATTGCGTGGTGTGGTCGCTGTTCCGACATCACCGCCGGTAACTACCTGTTGTGCTTCCATCTTGGGTGCTTTAAAGCTATTAGGGAAGTTTTTACGTATACGCTTATCAAGTTCTGCGTAATATCCATCTCCGCTTGCTATAAATCCTTCAGTGCCCACAAGCTGTTTATGAATCTGCATAGCACCGTTAGTCATAGCCTGATCTTCACCGAACCATACGTTTCGTTCTGCCCAGGCTACTGCCCGTGGGTCTGGCGCTTGCCTGCTGTCCGTCGGTGCATTTGGCGAAGCCGGTGGTTGATACGGTGCTACCTCTGTTTCAACGGGCTTACTTTCTACGTGCTTTTTGAATCTGGCTTGCGTAGCTTCTGCTGTACTCAACTGGGCTGCATACTTAGCAAGATTAGTAGTCGCTTCCGAGATCAAAGCTGCATCGCCAAGCTCATGTGCTTCACGATATTGCTGCTGTGCAGCAGTTATATTGCTTTCGATTCGACTTTTATGTTCTTCAATAAACACTCCGTCTTGTTGGAGCTGTTTACCTTTTAAAGTTAAATTCTCTCTTTGAACACCTTGCGCGAACTCTACAGCAGCGGCTTCACGGCGTTCTGCTTCGCGCATCTGGTATGTTAATTTACCAATGCGTCGTTTGACCTGCTCGCTATCTTCAGCCTCAGCTTCAGGTTTTACGTACTCAGAAGCACGCTCTTTAGGGGTTGTCTCATCATCAGTCTTATCGCTATCTGACGCAGCCTTATCCAGCTGATCTTCTACGTTAGGATTGATCTCGTCTTTATTTACAACCTTATCATCGCCCTCACCGAGTTCAATATCAACAGCGCTTTCTTTTTCATCTCCGACATCAATAAGGTCTTCAGTTTCTTCATTTATATTTTTTTTAGCAGGCATTATTTAACTCCTACAAAGTCTTCAGGGCTTTGGATTACAGCGAGTATTTCATCGTCGTTTAAGATACGGAAAGGTAAGTCGTCGTTGTTTTCCCCCTGCATAACGATGCGTGCACCAGCGTAGCGACCAAACATAACGTAGTCTCCAGCTTTACACCACGCACCTTCTGGATATTTAATTGGATCTTTATAACAGTCAGGTCCCAGCGATACCACGTAACCTATAGTGGTTGCCAGCTCTTCTGTTTTAAGTGTTGAGTCTGCTAGATGAATGCCGCCTTTGCTCATCTTTGGTTGGCTATAAGGGACAATTAACAGGCGGTAACCTGTGGGTACAGGGAGTTTATGAAGTTGGGATTTAGCTTGCTCGACCCGGTCTATCGGTTCGGGGGCCACGGGTATATCAGGGCGTTCTCGGAATACCAAGTCAGGAACTTTGTCCCCGATGTTGGAACCAAACCCAGTGGGTTCTGTCTGGCTCATAACTTACCTCTTAAGGTTGCGAGTAGTTAGCTCGATGCAGGATTAGATCTCGTCGTCATCCTGGTGCTTGTGTGTGAGATCGTCAATCTCTTGATTGGCAAGTGCCAATCCTTTTAACTCTCCAACTATTTGACGGTACGAAGCATAGTCTGGAACGTTTCCCGATGCAACTTTAATTGTTCTGGTTTCGATTAACTGGTCCAAGCCTCGCTTTAGCCTTTTCAATTCGCTCATGTATATCTACCTTTATCATGTCTGCTTCTGTTTTATTATCTGCGATACGTTCTTTAGAAGAAATGTCTTCAACTTTAATTGCGTTCTTTTCTTTATCGTCAGTCGCTTTGTTATCCAGTTGCTTATGCTGCAAAGCAATAGTTGGATCGTCCTGTTGTGGCGGTGTAATATGAGGTAGAAGCTCTTCGAATAACATAGCCTCAATCTGCATTATATCTGCACCAGTTTTATCTGCTTCTGCTTTAGCCATAAAACCTATATGGCCCATTATGTCCTGAATTAAATTACTACCAAACTCAAAGTTCTGCTGTAAGGCAGGGTGCTTTAGGAAAGCCAGGTGTGCCTCGAGATGCGCCTCATGGTTCATCTCTGCCAATGGCTCCAGTTTTTTGTTCTCAAATACCCTGCGGTGCTCCTGCATCGGGGTTAGCATCTGTGGTTTTTCGTCTGGCTTAAGCAATGTTTCAACATCGTCCACGCCCATTGCCACGTACATCCTACGATAAGCTTCCTTACCGTTGTGTAACTCCGGTGCTGCCTGAGCCATCTGTAACTGTTGACTTGCCAGCATTATACGTTGTGCCATGGAGAAGATATTCGGATCAGATACGGGTATAACATCCACGCGATCATCGAAGTCAGCTTTAACTATATTACCGGCAGACCCTTGAGTAGCATATGGGTATGGTTGATCTTCCGGTAAGCTCTCATGTACGAGGCGAGCCAGGATCCTGAACTCATGTTTCTGCGCCTTGTGCAGCCGCTTATGGATGGAGGACATTACCTTGGTGCCCCGCTCTAGCATCGCAACCGTAGTACCTACTGGTTGTTGCTGCCCGGAGGTATCTCCCACCTGCATGTCAGCAATACTAGCAAACCGCTGCCCTGTCTCAACCAACGAGCCGAGTAGCATAGCTAACACAGAACTTGGTTCTTTGTACGGCAACGGCATAATAGCTTCTTTGATCATACCACCTGGTGCATCTACGTCGCGGAACTCTCCTGGTTCGAGTGGTTCGTCCTCACCATCTATACGCATTCCCTTTGCTTTGAACCCGCCCTGCAGTGTGGCAAAAGTACCGGCATCGATAAGCTGCCTCAGAATAGCAGTCGCGGAGGAGGTCAGCCCCCCGATCATGTGTATCAAACCAAAGCCATAGAACCCAAGACCCGGTAAAAATTTATAATGCGTGAAGTGATCAAGCCGGTTATATAGGGGATCGCCTTCTTTGTAATTGCGTCGTATGGACAGTACTGTACCTGAGTCTTTTTCTATCGTTACGATATAGGGCATTGCGACGCCCTTCGGACTAGTCAGCAGCTCATGGTCTAGATTCTGATGGGACTCCAGCATGGTGTAATCTTCATCGTGTTCGAAGTCGGTCATGGTCTGACCTGATAACTCCGCCTCTTTCTTTTCTACTTCGCTCTGCTCCGGTGTAGCTGGTTTCGGTATATGGGCATCTGTATAAAATCCATTCTCCTGATATTTAAGCACCGTGTTGCCGGGCATGATGAAGTCATGAATAATGCGAGGTGTATCCTGCAAATTAGACGCGGTGTATGGCACAGTGATGTGGTCTGCGGAAACGAACTTACTGACAGTGCGTTCTTTAACTGGATCGAAATAAGTCTTTTTAAAAGCCGATCCCGCCAGTGGCAGGTTAAACAGAAGCTGATCCATATCGGCATCGTACTCTTCCATTACGTCCACGATCAGGTAATTCAAAAAGTCTTTTACACGCTCGGCCTGTTTAACTCGTTCGTTGTCCTCAGAACCAAGTACTTTGGTTGATACTGGGCCACCGGCCGGC